AGATTTTATTGCTTTAAACAATCAAGAAATAAAACTTGCTGAGATAGACAAAGAGAAAAGACTCTTAATGGGTGCTTTATTGATACCTAACAAACCTATTTACAGAAAGTCTGGAGAAGATGAGTACTACATATTCTTTTCTGAAAAGACAATAGCAAAAGCCTCTCAGTTATATCTACAAAACGGAAACCAATCCGAAGCAACTTTAGAACACGATGCCGATTTAAAAGGATTGACACTTGTAGAGAGTTGGATCGTAGAAGATAAAGCAAAAGACAAGACAGCTTTATATGGTTTAGATGTTCCAGTAGGTACTTGGATGGGTAGTGTAAAAGTAGAGAACGATGAGATATGGAACGACTATGTAAAAACTGGTAAAGTAAAAGGTTTTTCTATAGAGGGATATTTTGCAGACAAATTAGAGAAACCTAAAGCAGAATTATCATCAGATCAAAAGCAATTAGAAGAACTTAAAAAAATATTATCATAACGAAAAGCAAAAATCAATAAGTAATTTAATTATATATATATGAGCACACAGTGTAGAGTTTTTAAGAAACTAGCAGAAGTAGAGAAAGTTGAACTATCAGTACATAAAGTCGAGTTGGCTTTAGTTGATGATTGCAAAGACTTAATCAAAAGAGGTTTAAAAATAGAATCAGATTTAAGTTCTGATTTAAATAAACACAATGGATTATTAAGAGCTGGTAATGGTTTTAAAAATAAATACGGTGAATTAGTAAAAAGAGCAAATGAGTTAGGTTTTACAGTTCCTCCAGAATTAAAAAAATTAGAAGATATAGCGAGTGGATTTATAAAAAAAGGAGATGCATTAAGAAAAGTATCTAATTTGTTTTAAAAATTTAATTATATATATATGAACACACAGAGTAGAGTTTTTAAGAAACTAGCAGAAGTAGAGAAAGTTGAACTATCAGCACAGAAAGTTGAGTTGGCTTTAGTTGATGATTTTTTAAAAAAGGAATCATTATGGAAAGAATATGCTGGTATAATGGGTGAATATGAAAAATCAAAAAATGATTCTATTCAAATGGCAAAAGCCTTAAAAGGTGGGGTTAAAAAAGATATTGTAATGGCTCTAAAATTTGTTGATAAAATAAAAGAATCTTCAAAAGATTTAGGAGTTGATGTCCCTAAAAAAGTTTTATCTCTTGAACAAGATTTTAATCAAGCGATATCAAATATAAATAGAATTACAAAATAATTAACTATATATATGAGCAAAGAAAAAACATTATTAAACAAAGCTAGAACTTTACTTGGAATACAAGTGAAGCTAGAACAAATGACGCTAGAGAATGGTGCAGTCTTAGAAGCTGAAGTATTTGAAGCTGGTGCAGAAATATTCGTTGTCGCAGACGAAGAAAGAGTACCAGTACCAGTTGGAGAATATGAAGTAGAAGGTAAAACTATTGTAGTATCAGAAGAGGGAGTAATTGGAGAAATCAAAGAAGCTGGAGCAGAAGAAGAAGCACCAGTAGAAGAGGAAGCACCAGTAGAAGAAGAAGAGTTAGCAACAGAAGAAGCTACTCCTAAAAAAATAGTTAAATCAATTTCAGAAGAAATGTTCTTCTCAGAAATTGAAAAGCTACGAAGCGAAATAAACGAACTAAAACTATCTAAAGTTGAAGAAAAAGTAGAGTTATCTGCTCAACCAGAAGTACAAGGAATTTCTCACAATCCAGAGAGAGCAACAGAAAAGAAAAACTTAAATCTATCTGCTCAAAAAGGAAGAAGCACAATACAATCAAGAATCTTTAATAAAATAAACAATAAATAACAATGGCTACAACTGCAAACATCAGTTCTTCATATGTAGGGGAATTTGCTCAAGACTATGTCTCGGCAATGCTTTTAAGTGGGAACACTTTAGCAAACGGATTAATTGAAATTAAACCAAATGTAAAATTCAGAGAAACTTTGACAAGATTAGAACTAGACGGACTAGTTGCCGACGCTTCTTGTGATTTTGCTGATACTGGTACTTTAAATTGGACAGAAAGAACTATAGAGCCTAAGTCTCTACAAGTAAACTTAAAACTTTGTAAGACTACTTTTAGAAGTACTTTTGAAGGTGGTTCGATGGGTGCATCTGCACACGACAATTTCCCATCAAAATTATCTGATTTTATTATCGGTAAAACATCTGCTAAAATAGCACAAGCGACTGAGCTTTCTATATGGGGTGGAACTGCTGTTGCTGGTGATTTTCCTGGATTTACAACTTTATTAGCTGCAGATTCTGCTCATACTGGAGCTAAGAAAATTACTGGAGAAGCAATATCGTCATTAAATGTTGCTGTAGAGCTTGGAAAAGTTGCTGATGCAATTCCAGAGCAATTGTTACAAGATGAAGGACTTTTCATTTATGTAGCAAACAATGTTTTTAGAGCTTACAAGAGATATTTAGGTTCTACTGGTGGTGGACAAGGTGTAGATACAAGAGGGAATAACCAAGACATAGAGATCCAGTCTTTTGATGGTATTAAGATTGTACCAGTAAATGGTTTACCAGCGAACAAAATGATTGGAACTGTAAAAGAAAATTTAGTCTTTGCGACTTCTTTAATTTCGGATCAAAACGAATGTCGTACGATTGACATGTCTGAGATTGATGGTTCACAAAATGTAAGATTTATTGCACGTTATACAGCAGCTGTAAATTATGCAGTAGTTGAGGATATCGTATCATACGGATTAGGTTTATAATCTAATAAATAATAATAATAAAGGGTAGGTAGATTATCTACTTACCCTTTTTTTAATAACTTAAAACACATACATACAATGGCTTGTTTAACACTTACATCTGGTCGTACTTTACCATGTTCTAAAAAAGTTGGTGGCTTGAAAGCGGTATATTTTGCGGATTTCGGAACTTTAGGAACTGCTACAAAAAGTGGCTCTGAAATTACTGCATTCTCTGGAACACCAGACTTTTACAAATATGATATAAATGGAGGAGCGTCTCTTGAAACGACTGTAAATTCATCAAAAGAAAACGGAACTTTATTCTACACTCAAGGTTTAAATTTAACTTTGCTTGTACTTGATAAAGCTACACAAGAGCAAATAAAAATTTTAGCAACTAGTAAACCTCATGTTGCTGTTGAGGATTACAATGGTACGTTCTTTTTAATTGGTTTAGAAAATGGAGCAGATACAACTGGAGGTTCAATTGTAACTGGGCAAAATATGGCTGATGCACAATCTTTTTCTTTAACGCTAGAAGCAATGGAGGTAGATCCACCATTTTTTGTTGAAGCATCTGTGATACCAGCATTAGCATCTGCAACACAAATAAATCCAAACGCATAGTTTTTTTTCATAATTTGTTTTGATTGAGGGCATTCTTTTGGGGATGCTCTTTTTTTTTGCTTTAAAAAAATAAAAAAGGCTTTAAAAATCATTATATAAGTATGAAAGTATTGCTACATACTACAGATGCACAAACTATAAATATTATACCTAGAGTATATTCGACATCTGTTACTTTAAGAGTGAGGGATGACAGCTCAAATACATCTGTTGATCTGTTAGTTACTGGCACAAAATCGGGTAACTACCTTGTATTGAGTACTGTTTTTGTTTTAAAAGAAGGTAGATTTTATGATTTAAAAGTTTACAACGGACAAGGAGCAGTCGCGGAAAAAGACATTATATATCGTGACAAGATTTTTTGCACTGACCAATCAACAAACCAATCAAACAACGAGCATTATTCAGTTAATAAGAATGAGTATGTTGAAAAGCGTGGTAATAATGATTTTATAATATTATAATGAAAAAAAATATAAGAAAAGTAAAGCCAACAGTAAACAGCAAAGGTAAATCTGCTGTTTCTTTTGTTAATTTGTCATCTTACACAACACCAGAGATAGTAGAATCTAGGAACAGAGATTGGGTTGAGTTTGGTGCTGATAATGACTTTTTTAGTACACTAATTGACAAAGCCAACGGAAGTGCTACAAATAGTGCTTGTATCAATTCTATTTCTCAGATGATATATGGTAAAGGCTTGTCTGCTACAGATAGTGCGAGGAGACCAGAGCAATATGCAAGAATGATCTCTTTATTTAAAAAAGATGATGTAAGAAGGTTTGCTTATGATTTAAAGTTATCTGGTCAATGTGCTATGCAAGTAATTTACGCAAAGGATAAAAAGACTATTGAAAAGGTTAAACACTTGCCAATAGAGACTCTAAGAGCTGAGAAATGTGGTAAAGAAGATAAAGAGGTTCAAGCTTACTACTACTTTCCAAAATGGGAAGATATAAAACCATCTGATAAACCTTTACGTATCCCAGCGTTTGGGGTTTCTGATAAACCACAGCCAATTGAGATACTATATGTTAAACCTTATGAGGCTGGTATGTACTACTACAGTACACCAGACTATATTGGAGGAATACAGTATTGTGATTTAGAGATCGAGGTATCGAACTACCATATTAATAATGTTCGAAACGGATTGAGTCCTTCAATGATGATCAATTTCAACAATGGAGTCCCAGATGAAGAAACACAAGTTTTAACAGAAAATAAGATTAAGCAAAAGTATCAAGGCTCTTCAAGAGCTGGTACACCTATTATAGCTTTTAACGACAATAAAGAGAGTGCAGCAACTATAGAAGCTATTCAGTTATCAGATGCACACAACCAGTATCAATTTATAAACGAGGTAGCACAATCAAAGATTTTGATTTCTCATCGAATTGTATCTCCTATGCTTTTAGGTATTAAAGATAGTTCTGGTTTCGGTAACAATGCAGAAGAATTAAAAGACAGTTCGATACTAATGAACAACATGGTTATAGCACCATTTCAAGAGCTTTTAATAGATGCCTTTGATAAAATACTAGCGTTTAATGACATCAGCTTAAACCTATACTTTAAGACATTACAGCCATTGCAATTCTTAGACTTAGATAACGTAGAGGATCAAGAAACAAGAGAGGAAGAGACTGGTGTTAAGATGTCAAAAATGGCTTCTGATTTGGAAGAGTTTGGAGAGGATGAGGATTTAGAAAACTGGGAGCTAGTAGATGAAAGAAAAGTTGACTATGATGCAGAAGAATCTTTAAATGAAGAGTTAGAAAAGCTAAACAACCCTAAACTCTCAATGCTTTCTAAGATGTACAATTTTGTTACTACTGGAACTGCAAGACCTAATGCAAAGAGTAAACAAGATGGAGAAAATGAAGAAGGTGTACAATTTAGAGTACGATATCAATACGCACCTTTAACATTTAGCGAAAATAGTAGAGATTTTTGCAAGAAAATGGTTAATGCTAAAAAGATATATCGCAAAGAAGATGTAGATATGATGAGTAAAACCTATTTAGGAGATGGATATACAAACAAAGATGGTAAGACTGTTGGCTGGGGTAAAGGTGGTAATTTAATTTTTGACAGATGGCTTTATAAAGGTGGTGGAGACTGTCATCATTTTTGGATGAGAAAGACTTATAGAGCAAAGAAAAAAGGAATTAAACCAAGTGTCGGAAACCCAAATGCAGAAGTAAGTGTAAACAAAGCTAAAAAAGAAGGTTTTAAACCAGAAGTAAACGCAAAAGAAGTAGCAAAAAGACCAACTGATATGCCTAACAACGGATTTGTAAAAAAAAGATAACTATGGCAACAGCATTATTCATAAGCAGAACGGATTTAGTAAAGAACAGCATTATTGATGGTAATACTGATACAGATTTATTTATTCAGTACGTTAAAATAGCACAAGAAATACACATCCAGTCTGCTCTTGGTACAAAATTATACAATAAAATATCTACTGATATTGTAGCTGGTACTTTATCAGGTGACTATCTAT